CTACTTAAATTCTTCTGTAAAAATCCTGAATTAATGCTAAAAGTTTCCGTTCCTCCACTGGTCACCAAATAACTAAATTTATCTGTATCATAGTTATTTTCAAATTGTATATCCCCTTGGGATATAAAATTTTTGTAACTTAACGGAAAATTTAACACATTATCATTATTACCAGTGCCCAATTTATATGAAAATAATTTTGTACCTGAAAAACTAGTTCCATTATAAACACTAGAATCGCTAAAACTTATACCATTTTCATCAACAATGTCGAATAATGGTGCTTGATTCACAGTTGTTTTTAGCTGTGATGATATCCAGACACTACCGTTATAATGCCATTGTTTTTTACCAGTCACCCCGGATTTTACAATAACTGTGTGTCCTGTTTCTACCATTGAATCTGTGGCTTCTTCGATGTATGCTCTATATATAGGAAGTTCGGATTCGTCTGTTACTCTTTGAATTGAGAAATCGTAAATTTTATTTCTTACGGCATCATTTAAGTCAGCACTGAAAATTACTCTGGTACCAGTTGGAATAGAAATTGATTCAGTACCAACTTTAAAAACTGCTACAGTATCTGAACTTCCATTAATAGCACAGGCAAAAGCTACAGAGCCATTGGTATATTCATATGTGTTAATTGTAAGATCTGTACTACTTTCAATCCTTTTTACTACGCCGTTTGTAACGCTACCTGCTCCACTTAAAATTTCTACAGTCATTCCTTGGCTAATATTTGTAGTAACAAATCCAGAATCTAAGGTAATAAGAGCTTCTGTAACAGAATCCTCAATTGAAGTTGTACTAATAACCGAGGTGCCGGTAAATGTTAATTCGGATCCGGCTGGAATACTTAATTTTGGCGTAACTACTACCTCAGAACCTGTAACAGAAACTACCGTTCGCGCCGCGGTAAATAATGCAGCATTAGTCATTATCATTCCGGCTTCAATGCCGTCTGTGCTCTCTAATGTAATACTAGATTGATTAGTTCCGGTTATAGTTCCTTCTAAATTATCTATATAAACAATAACACCTTGTACTTGTGTATAAGCTCTTTCAATTATAATGTCCAGAATCTCTACAGGAGATTTAGCTTCTACTCCAAAATTATAAAGTTGTAAGCTATCATCAAATTCAATAATTGGTCTTTGTGCCCGTAAAGTTTGGTCGAATAATGGAATAGTGCCATTGTACTCTGCAGTATTTCTAATTACGTCTCCATGAAACCATCTATTGCTTCTAGACCATGCATTTTGATCTATGCTGTTTAATTTAATAGTCAGATAATCAGGACTAGACAAATCTTCGTCTAATTCAGGGCAAATTAATTCACTTACTAATGTTAGTGTAATCGATATACCAACACCGGATACATAAAATGTCTTGTTTGCATATAGCTCTGTAGCCGTACTATCAAATAAAACTTTAAGACCGTTAGTAAAAACAACTCCGTTGGGGCTTGTGTAAGTTTTTTTACCAATAATCTCAGTCGCAGGATCTATAATAGAATTTTCTATATCAATTAACTGTATCAGTCCTCCTGCATTATTATCCGCCCCGCTTTGATAAAATAGTGTGTCCAATGATGCAGTAATTGCTGGAACTTCGTTAAGAACTCCGTTTCTACTATAAAATTCTTTATTAGTATTATTTTCTCCGGCTGTTACTACAACTTTTGTTTCATCGATGATTGCAACTATAGGAGTTAAAACTATTCTGCTGGTTCCAAATTCATCGGGTAACACTGAAATTTGATATACATCATTACGGTTGCCCATTGGTATAAGATCTTCGGCATCAAAATAAACATTGCTATCATCATATCCTTCGATATCAAAGTTTGATATATACACTACCCCTGATGTTACTCGTACAGGGGAGTTTGCCCAGTATTCATCATCAATTTTACCGTTGTCAATGAAAATTAATTTGCTGCCATGTAAACTAGTTATTATTCCATCTAGGCCGCCTAAGGTATAGTTAAGTTCATCTATACTGGCTCCTTGTACGTCTCTATAACTCAATGAAGTGGCATAATCTACTCGCGCGGCCGCTGTCATCGAGGTCCAAGAAGTCTGTGCTCCTGCAGTCGGGACCGTAAAAGTCACTGATCCAGTATCTTCTCCGTTATTTGTAACACCCAAGACATTTCTAGTATAACTTGATGGAATATTAGGATCATATCCATCTATTCCTGGTTTACTCTGAATCCAAAAATTATTTTCAGTCTCGTTAATAATAAATTGATATGTACCGCCTCTGGCTAAACTTATAGTAGGATTATCAAAATTTCCGTACCCAGAAAACTTATAAGATTTGTTATTGCTATCATATGTAACAGTAAAAGTATAATTTAAAGGAATTCCAGTGGCACTAATTGTAACGGCGTCGGGGCCGTTTTCTAACCAATAGTATTGACTAAAATTAACAAACTTGTCAAGATCAATCTTAGGATCAAACGTATAAAATTCGTTATCAAATAATCTATTATGCTGGTCGGTAATACCGCCATAATAACTTATTTTATTAACAATATCTACATAAGTAGTAGCAAAATCAATTTTACCTGTGATTGCATTTTTAATTACCACTGATGGTTCAAGTTGGTAATTCTGTCTATTTTTCTCAACTTCTTCTATATATTTGTCATTTTTTTTATACGACGGAGATAATTTTCTACCTATATAGCCGTTTAATCTGATTAAATTAGGTTCGCTAATCAATTGATCTAATGTAGCATTGAGAAATTTTTGATTAGTATCAGTTCTAAAAATTTCTGGTAAAAATTCTACAGTTTTAGTTACGGCCATTAATTATTACCCCATTAAATATTAAGTTGTCCGGCAGTTATAGCACTTATAATTTGCACATTATCAACTGTTGCGGCACTTACTACTATTTCGTTTGGCTCGGCATTAATTTGATATAATGTTCCAAACAATGATCTATCCGACGATGGTACAATTACTATACTGCTAACGTTAGGACTTAATGCAGAGTGCAGATATGCACTTAACTCACTAAAATAAAAAGTTTCGCCAAAATCCCAATTATTAATATCAAAATATGTGTTTATAGCAGAAATTACTTGACTTTTAATATCGTTGTCACTGATATTAATATTAGGATTTTTTACCACTTTAAAGACTGCCCTTAAGGAACTTTCTGCTTTACTACCAAATAAAGGTTTAAATTTAGCCGAGTTATAAATTATACTGTCACTAATTGCTTTAAGATTTTCAATGCTGCCGAATTCGATTTTTAGTTCTTCGCTTGTAGGAGCAACTGGTTCAATTACTTTATTACTTGTGTCTTGAATATAAGAAAAATACTGATCGCTATAAGACCTGGTTAATAAATAAAAATCAATTAAATTATTAGGACTTGGATCAATTCTTCTATTATTTGGAGCATTATGAGTGTACTGAAATAGAATATCCTTTCTTCCTACTCGAGCAACATAATTGTCTATCTCAATGACGTCTGATAAAGAACTTTCATAAAATGTTTCTTCGTTAATTGCATAAAAGATAGTTCCAATTGGATATAATTGAATTTTAGCTAGGATTTCAACTTTTGTATTATAATTTGTAACCACGTCGCCGGCTGGTACCGGATCATACCTTAAAAAATTAAATTGATCAAATGATTTAACAAAGAAGACATATTTATTTTTTGAGTTTACTAAAGGATCAACTAAAATATTAAAAAAATCAGGGTTGTCGGGAACCTCGTCGAGGTTATCATCGGGGAAAGTGATTTTAATTTTACGATTGTCTTCATACCCATCAATTTCAACCACTCTGTTCCATGGTCTATAGATTTGGCTATAAAATAAACTAGCTGATGAATCTGGCTCGGTGTTTGTCCTTAATACTCTGATTGCGTCTACTCTGGTAGTTGCTGTTCTACTGTCATATACTTTTATATCTGGATCAAAATAAAATCTAGTTTCTCTTTCGCTTTGAAAATAGTAGTCCACTCCTCTACTTATTACTGTATATTGTTGTGAACTATATTCTAATTTTAAAAACCAACTTGCATCTAATCCTAATCCGCTTGTATTTCCGGCATAGGTTAAAGAAAAATCGCTAGTTGTATCTATATTTTGCTGCTCAATGATAGCCCAACTTTTTAAAGATTCATCATAACGTATACCAAAAGTTTTATAACTTAAAATATTATCAATACAGCTTGTAATCAATGACTGTGACCAATCGGATGCAAATACTGAAATAATTTGTGTAACTATAGCATCTGTTGGTACCACTACACTTAATGTAGCTATAACAGACACTCCACCAGGACTATTATAAGAAATTATACTTGCCCAAAAACTAGTTCTTTCGTATTCAGTGGAAGGAGCTCCTTCCTGTAATTGATTTTGTGCGTCAAAATAAAACCCAGTTGGAGCACTAAATTGTATTAGCGCACCTTGAGTTAAATTAGTATACGATCCTGCAGAAAAAGTTCCTGTTGATCTACCACTACTAGCAGTTAATTGTGTCCAAATTGGTAATCTTATAGCTGTACCTGTACCGCTTCCAACTAAACCATTGCTAGTTGCGATAAAAAGCGTGTTTACATCGTTATTTGGTGCACCGTAATCGGTAAAAACAAAGGGACTTGTTAGTGAAACGATCTTATAAGCTTCTCCTGTTAATATTCCTGTTTCGGAAACTGTAGGCCCGGTAAATCTCGTGGCCGTACTATAATATAAATGTTTTGTTGGTATACTTGCAATTAAAGGTTTAACTATATTTTGCACTATGTAGTTAACTTCGGTGCTACTAGAAAACTGGAATGTTTCAGTACTAATTGCCTCTTCTTTATAAATTATACCGTCTTGTGCAAAAATATTTGTACTAGAATACTTGCCGGTACTGTCAATTACGTCAAGATATCTACTGATCCCGGAACTTGTGCGATTTACAGCTTTAACTTTAAGTATGTTATTAAAGGTTGTGTATGGTAAAGTATTATAATCTTCACCGGTAATCATTCTGTTCTGAGTATAAAATTGTTGCGGAGCCTTAATTCTTATTTCATTCAATGATTCTCTAGCACTTGCATTTGTAACAGTATATTCTAAACTTGCTCTGATTGTTAATGTTTCGCTGCGCCCAGTACGGCCCCTATAGGGCACAGTAATAGCAACACTTGCCATTTCATCAGGAGTAATTTTATATGTTTGGTTGTTACTTATTCTATAATAGACCCTAAAATTCCCAACTGGAATATTAGTAAACGACCCATCACCAAAAACTAAATCAATTTGATCATTGGCGCGGCTAGCTACGCTATATAGATTTCTATCGGCTGTATTATTATAAATTACATTTACTCCATTTACAGCAGGTACTTGAGTCCACAATGTGTCAGGAGCGCCGCTAGAGTTTAATGAATATAGCCAAACATCTATATTATTAATGTTATCAAAGTTTATACTTACGACCCTATTAGGTAAACTATCGGTGATTGAAAAATCTAAACTACGTAGTTCGCCTTGCTTAAAATATAAAAAATAACCTGTGTTATTACTGCCATTGCCTTGATTATCGTTGCGATATAAGATATTAAATATGCCAATTGGTTTAGGGTCTTTTTCGTATATGTAGGTATAACCAGATGATGTTGGACTTACAATTTCAAATGTATAATTAACCCCAGAGATAGCAGCAGGAAAAGGAAAAGTAGATGATACCCCTCCGATAATGTCCAATGAATATTCATCTGTTTTAATACCATTTAAAACTTGGCTTGCTCCTGGTTTTCCTATAGCCTGAGTACTAACCAGAGATGCATTTAATATTGCCGTAAATTGCTCGAGCCAGTTTTCATTGGTAGTGTCGTTCCATAAAATATTTAAATTGCTTAAATTTGTTCCTATACTGTCAAATACAGTTTCTGATGTAGAAATACTATTAAACTTTAAAAACCCACTTGCAGGAATGCTTCTTTTAGGATTATAACTAATTAACTTAGCTAACTTTAATATGCTATCCCTACGTTCTGCTGTATCTAGAAAATTTTCCCTGGCATTTAAATCAGTCCTAAATGCTAAACTTTGCCCTAAAAAAGCAATAAGATCTATCAGAGCTATATATTCAGAGCTCTCTGTAAAATCATTGAAATCTTCTGGGTAGTATGTCCTTAGATATTCAATCATTGATTTACGCAGAGTTTCAAAATCAAAGCTTTGAAAATCTGCTTCTCTGAAAGTTTGGTAGATTTTAGTCCAGTCTTGCTGTACTAATAAACTTGTCTGTCTGGTAGTAATTGCCATAATAATACCTTTGTTTTATATTTATGTCCTTTGAAAACTGGTATTATTATGCTGTTGTGAGTGTATTATTACTAGAATTAAAGTCTAAAGTTAAACGTTCAGAATAATTTTCTGGAAGAAAAGTAAGATCGATTTGTAGTTGCAACCCATAATCAAATTGATCAATTAATACGTTATCAATGGTCAATCTTGGGTCATAAGATATAATGCGTTTAACATCTTCTAATATTACTGCCATTGTTTCTGCTGTTAAAGGTTCGTATAACATGTTCCAAATAATGCTCCCAAATTCAGGATTCATTAATTTTTCACCTTTACGAACTCCAAAATGATTTAGTAAATCTCGCTTGACTAATTCTAAATCTGTCAGGCGAAATTTTTTATACTTACTTATAGTTGAAAAACCTTTGTATCTAATCATAACTGTATTTAAGCCGTTGTGTCAGCTGCCAATGATGCAACGGCATATCTTCCCGCATTAAAATACAAATAGCATGGTCTATTTTGAGAATCAAGCTGTACTCCATTTAATCTCCATAAAGCTGTTTCTATGTCAAAATTACTAGAATCATTTAATTGATATGCTACGGCCAGTATACCAGCTATAGTATCTGCACTATCTCCGACTTGAAATCCACCATTGAATGAAAGTTTTTGATATGCTTCTTCAAGAAACCTCTTAATGACTAGATCTTGTAAAGCAAAACTAGTCAAAAATTCTGTATAATCAAATATCCCGTCTTTACCCTGCCATATAGTTTGAGTTTCGTCTAAATACCCATACAAATATAATCTATATCTACTTGTTAGATATCGACCATATCTTAATGCCGTTGGGGCCGACGAACCCTCCCATTTTGTATAATCATATTGACTTTCCAAATATGCTAGTTGTAATAACAAGCATTTTGTTTCAAATTTTGTTAAGCCTGGTATACCTGTTTTTACCGAGGATAAATTAAATCCTGCAGGTATATCGCTTCTCTGTAAGTCTGCCCTTGGTGCAGTTTGCAAAATAGGCTTATTTCGTGCGCCTTGTATCCCGTTATAAATTGTAGTTGTCATTCTGATTTTGGAGTTTGTAGTTGACTATTTTCAATGCTACCATCATTCTTTTTTAATTTTCCTGTTTGTCTAGGCCACGGTTCATGCGTTGGTGTGATTGGAGCAATACTTTGGAATGCTCCGGCTGTTTTAATCCATCGTTTTTTATCGGTATCGTAAGTTACATCGTCTTGATTATAAAACTCAAATTGTTCATTTGTCTGAGGATCCTCAGGATCCTTTCCTGCGGTATTCATATAAATTTTGCTTCCTTTGAGCATTAATTCACCGCTGCACTTCCACCCGCCGGTTACCCCTTTCATTAGCAAAGTAGATGCACTAATCACACCAACATTACCAGCATTAATGCTGTAGCTAGTTGTAGCAGTAACTCTTTGTTGTTGTGTTTCTGATAATATGTATTTGTCACCATACATTTTAATAGTATTACCAGCATGAACATTAACATTGCCCCCGGCATGAAGATTTAAATCTTTTTCTGCCCTAAGGTTAATACTACTTGCACCATATATGTTGATGCTTCCTTCTTTTGTAAATTCTACCCATACATTGCCACGACTATTTGATATATACATAATATCTTGAGTATCGTGCATTACTATTTGATGACCTCCGGAACTTCGTAGTCGTAATAATCTGTTATCACCATAGATATCGCCGTCGTCCATTACAAACGTATGACCGCCCTTTCTAAAAGGAAACCCTTGCAAGGTTTTGATATCTAATCCGCCTTTTCCTTGTTTTATTAAATTGTCTAATGTCTGGCGTGGAAAGTCCGTTGTATCCGGATTAGATCTCCCAGGACTGCTTAACCCAATTACATAACTTGGCATATCTCGTTGGGCTGAGCTTGTTATAGTACCCCGAATAGGGTCAGTTTCTAATCCTTGCTGTAATACTATTTCGGCCTGAAAATCTAATACATCTCTGGTAGATGTTAGGTAATTTGGATCTTTATCTCTTTCTTTAGTTTCTAAATTAGGCTCTGCGGCTGGTAAGTACACGGTTGTATCCGGAATACCTCTATTTTTCCCAAAAGCTTCACTAATTTTTAATTTTTCATTATTTTTTGGTCTAGCTATTCCCGGTACCATTAATTGTGTCTGGGTATTAGGTATACATGCAAACCAATATCCTCTGCTAGGATCTCCCATCACAAAAGTAACTAAAACAAAATTTTTAAGATCCGGTGGAACGGCCCAAAATCCATATGTTTGCTGTCCGTACCCGTCGTCCGCACCAGGCAAACCAATAGTGCTACCAAAAAAAGGACTGGCATAGTTAACTGTATACCAGTTCGACGGAGTGTTTTCGTCACCACCTAGATCAGGAATCCAAATTTGCAACCTTCCAAGTCGGGCAGGATCGGCATTGTTTTTTATAATGCCAATAAAGGGCCCAGAATCTATTTTTATACCCGGAGTAGTTTCCCTAGTTGACCATTTTGGAGGTGCACCGCCGATTCTTTTATCTGCCATGAAATATCCTATATTGTTAAAGCATTTTGTTGCAGTGATGTATCATTTATAGGTGTAGCTGGTAATTGCGATACTGCTACCAAACCGGGCAACGGAGGAACTATTGCCGGAGAGGTTGGTACTGCCGGCGGAGGACTTGGTGGAGTTACAGGAGAAACAGCGCCCGGGGTGTTTGATATCGGTTGCATTACTTTTGCACCAGAGTTTGTTGTATTTTTTGTTTCATCTTTGATATCGTTTGGCATTCTGATTAGTTCCAAACTCTGTTCAAATTTTCCTTGTCTAAATTCACTAGTGACCCTTTGAACTTTATAGATCCCAGTAAAAGAACTATCAGTAACTCTGCCATTTGATAATTTAATCTGTTTATTAGTAATACCTAACTCATCGTCTATATCTACTATACTCTTTAACGAAAATTTTACATATACATCTTCTTTATCAAAAATTATTTGTTTGTTTTGTGGATTAATTGGTACACTCTCTCCTCCGTTGTCGCTTATAGCAATAAATTTCTCATAATCTGAGCTCATAGGGTTATAGTAAATGTCGTCTTGTTTAATATAAGCAGGATCTCCTACAATCTTTAGTCTTATGTTTAACATTGCTCCACGACTATTGGTATAGATACTTTTTGAAAAACTAGCAATTGCTTGATCCTTAGAATCCGATCCTTTATTCATAGTACTTGAATTTTGTTGTTCTGATCCTACCGCAACATAAGTTACTGGTAAAGTTTGTTCTCTATTAGTATCGCCGCCATCTCTTGCCTGTATTTGAGTTGGATTAAGAAAAGGACTTTCTGCCAGATAGTTACTGCCACTTCTTGTTTTAGCATCTTGAAATGATGTTAATTCAGTATAAAAAGAACTATCAAAATCTATATCAACACTTAAAATATCTTGATTTAAACCTGTATATAGATACTGATAATCTCTAACTATTTTTTTACTAGAAATTTCTGTTTTCTTTAAATCCGGATGGGAAGGGTTAGCTGTTTTAAAGGGTACAATATTATAAATTAATTGTTTACTGTAAGCATTTCTGCTTTCATCAAATGCTAAAATTTTTACTGTAGGAATTATTTTATACCAGTCAACAAATTTATTTTCTGTATCTTTAGTAGTAGAATCTGTAGCTCTAGTATTTGTACTTGATTCTGTGTTTTTTTGTTCATCGTCTGCTTGTGTTTTTTTTGCTTCCAACACTTGATCTTTAATATACTTAGATGACATCATTACTCGATCAATAATATTAATGATATCCGTACCGGCGTGAATCATAAACACTTGTTTTGTTTTATACTCTGGTGGTGCATAGCCTGATAAAGTAACATTAATACCTTCTAAACTTTTTATCATTGGCTGCGTACCCACTACCGTTCGATCCCCGTCGACTAGCAAACTATCTGCAAATGATTTATGTAATTTAAAAGCTATTAATTGTTGAGGTTGTGTAAAAATTTTTGCCGTCTGACTCAAACTTCGTTGATAATCATTGTATGCGGCAGGCAAACTTGCAACCGTGTAACTTAACGATTCTGTTAATTCTGCTCTTTTAGCTGCTATGGCTTCTGGTGTAGGTGGTATGTTTGCAAACACAACTGTGTTTTGTTGCTTCCATTTTTCAAGTTCTGCTTCGACTCTTTCATTATTTTTTGTTGCTTCCTCGCCTATTTTGGAATCAAACTCAGCTGAACTGTCAAAAAAATCAGACAATGTTTTAGCTTCTACACTTACGTTAATCGGCATCACTGCTTTGCTTTGACTAAAGGCGGTATGATTGTATGGAATAGCTGATATTCTATACTCGGTCCCGGCCGGGCCTGGTTTAATTTTCATTTCTCTCATACGTATAGCAAATCTTTTTCTGTCTATTAGAATGCCTTGTGGACTATTTTCATCTGTTTTAAATTGTTCTGTCACATTAGATAAGAAATCAATTTCTAACAAATAAGGTTGTTCAACATAATTCCTACATTTAGCAGTAACTTCACATGCACTCAATAATCTATCTAGTAGAGTCATGCCATATGGTTCAATGATTGTAAAAGATATACCAACAGCATTAGAAGCTTTGTTCTTGTTGTTTAAACCAACAATTGTATCTAATTGTAAATTTTCAATAAAAAAGTCTTCGTAAAAATCAGGGTGCCTTCCTTTTGTTGTTTCTGTATTATCTGTATAGCCTCCCATCATAGTTGTACTACGAGTCGTACTAACTGTACCACCTTTAGCATAGCCGCCGCCGGTGCTTATTAAAGAATGTTTTGGTTCAAAGCTACTTGGATTTTCTCCTAATTCCTTAAAATCTTCTTTTGTTAACAAAAATAAAGATATCCTATATGTATATGATGTAAAATTATGTAATATATTAGAAAACATTTACACTCCCAAATCTGCTTCTAATGTTGCCTTTTTTGGAATATAAATTTGTACTCCAGCTCGGAAATCAAACATAGGATCTTTGATATTGTCGGGATTTCTTTGTGCAAATACCCACCAAAGTGCTGCATCACCGTATAAGTCAAATGCTAGTAAATCAGGACGGTATTCATACATTTTATCAATTTCGTAAAGAACATCGTCCGCTAATGCCGTTATAGGACGATTTATCATTATATCTAAAAAATTTCCAAAGTTTTTTGTTTTAGAATATGGACTATTAGCTGAGTATACTATTTTAGTCATTATAGGAATCCCTTAGTAATTAAATCCCCTTTTGCAAATGCCCCATAATCAAATTCTCGTTGTCTACTTCTACTATAAACTGGCTGAAAAGCTAAACTAAAAGTACTAAATGTCGGAACACGATTATGGAAACTATTCATTTGTGTGGTAGTAATAGAATCACCGGCGCTTGTTCTTGCAACACTAGGTAATTTTATACCTACTCCGCCCGACGACGAACTACCCGAGGCGGTTGCATTGGTTACTTTTGTTTCTCCAGGCCGTTGTACTTTAACCTCCATATAATCAACATCCGATGGCATGGTGTGACTAAAAGCTGTGATTAAACAAGGAACATGCGGTAAATAATGTGCTCCATATCCATCTAGATATACTATAGGCGGTGGGGATCCTTGATAGGCCCCGGATTGTCCATAAAACATCTTAGTGGCGGATCGGAAAAAATATAGTGCTGCTAAAAAATAAGCAGCTTCGTCGGTATTTTGAATTGAAAAATCTGCGTTTAACGAAATACTTTGTACCTCAGATGATTCATAAAAGTAATTTTGATAATTAGTATGGGTTAAAGGTTGCGTTGCATACTTTGCATTATAGGCCACTGTTAACGAAGGTACATAGGGAAAAATGACACCATCGGTATTTTTTAAAGGAGCCTGGATTCCGGAGTCCCCTTCGGCCCAATATAAAATACCAGATTTTGAATTAACACTTACTCGTACTCGCCAGTCTGTGCCACTTGGGCCTGCAGAATCGCCTGATGAGTTAAACGATACATTATTTGAAGTTTGGGGCAATAAGCTACTTTTATTTGGTAAAGATAAACCGTTTTTTGATAGTCCTGCGGCCGCTAATCGGGTAGCACTAGCACTTCCTGCAAATGAACCTGTTAAATTTGACAGGCCACTTGATATTGAACTACCGATCCCAGAACTTTTGAATTTATTAAAGATATTTGTAACCGCAGTCATTTTTTATTATTCCTCTTGCTTTTTTAGTATTTATTTGTTAAATTAACAGCATATTTAAAGGATCACAATGAAACACAACTACTTGAATAATAGAGACATTTTAAAAGAAATACATAAGAGCAAATTAAGTTATTGTAGCTTTATTGATCCATTGGACGGGTATTACGACATAATTTTACCTACGGTAGATAAGATTAACAAAAAAAATACCGTCGAAGGACGAAAACTACGAGCCGAAAGATTAACAAGGTTAGCCTATGATGAAGCACAACAAAAAACAACGGAAAAACTTAAACTCGACGACTTTACTATAAAACCAAGTAAAATTCCAGATTCTGATGTTATATTCAGAATAATGACCTGGGAACATATACCAGTTGACACTAGTAAAAAGAAGAAAGAAGTTAGTAACGACGATGAGCCCGTGATTACTGAGTACGACGATAGCAACCTTGAAGTTGCTACTCCTACCAAATATACTAAAGTCAATTTCCCTCCTTTTCAACATTATAAAATTGATACCGATGGTAAGCCCTATTGTGTAGGAAAGAGTCATTGGCAAGGAGATTTAAATAAAGGAAGTTTTTCCCGAGATCACGGAACAATGACTCCTAAGTTAGCTCATATGTTTATGAAGCTATGCGAGCGTTATGCTACACGCTCAAACTGGCGTGGTTATACTTATAACGACGAAATGAGATCTCAAGCTCTATTACAGTTATCACAAATAGGATTACAATTTGATGAAAGTAAATCGCAGAACCCTTTCGCTTATTACACTGCCGCTATCACTAATAGTTTTACTAGGGTTCTTAATATTGAGAAGCGTAATCAGAACTTACGAGACGATATTCTTGAAATGAATGGCCTTACTCCATCCTATACTAGGCAAGGCATGAGTAGTTGGGGAGGCGGGCCTGTTAATACAGAATATTCTGATGACTAACTTTCTTAACGGTAAATTTGCTTAATTAGTAATGAAAAATTTTATAATGGGTAGTTAAATGAAAAAATTATATATTACACATCCCGAAACAAATTTTTATAACATTGATCCAACATCTATTCTATTGGATGATGTAAATAAATTAACGCACGAAGTAACTTACCATACCTCGGTTGCTGATTTGTCTGTGGAAGAAATTTTATCTATTATAGACAAATTTGATATTATAGAATATCATAATACTAATTTTGATCAGAACTCGATTATTTCTTTTTATACTCAAGTATTACTACGACTGATTTCAAGATCGTATACTATTATTAATTTTAGTTGTAGTCTTCCTAATTTTATCAATGAACCAATAGTAAGACCTAATCATGACAAATTTGTTTGGCACGTAATGACCGGCGACCCTTTTGAAAATGATCTTACCGGATTAAATAGTCACCTTATGGTAAACGATGTTTATACAAACTTAATTCAAGAGTCAATGAACATTCCGGGACAACTAGTATTAGAACCTTCATGTAGTATTTCGATGTTGAGAAATATTATTTTTAATGTTCCCTTTTCGGACAATGATTTATTAACTATTCATCTTCCACATTATTTAAGTGAAACGATATATTTTTCTAAAGAAAATAAATCTTACCATGAAGATACAAAATTTAATCAAATGTTCTTTTCCTCCGACTATTACACCGATGATCAGTACTATTTTAACTATTGTACTGCAATTGAACAAATAGTTAAGTACTTAAGATTAAAAAAAATAAAATTTGTGATGTTTATAGATAGGTTTGATGAAAAAAGTTTCCTGAATTCTTTAGAAAAAAACATCTTTATGTACTTGTCTTTATATCCAGAATTTGTAATTTTTAGTTCAACGGCTGATACCGACGATAAGGAAAAAAATAAAAAAATAGCCGATTCAATTGTTAAGTTTTTATCCACTGTTCCATTATACTAGAACTTAGTTAAATTTTAAGTTATAATAACTAATATGTCTAACCTATTTAAAAGAGCAGCAGTCTGCACAGATATACATTTTGGTTTAAAAAGCAATAGTCAAACACACAACGATGATTGCTTAAATTTCATTAAGTGGTTTACAGCGAAAGCAAAGGAGGAAGGATGTGAAACAGCGTTTTTTCTTGGAGATTGGCATAACAATCGTGCTAGTATCAATATTGTCACTCTTAACTATAGTCTCCGTGCTTTGGAACATCTCAACAACAACTTCGATCGTGTTTACTTCATTCCTGGCAATCACGATTTATATTATCGCGATAAACGTGATGTCCAAAGTGTTGAGTGGGCTAAACATTTACCGAATGTGGTCATTTGTAATGATTGGCTACACGATGGTGATGTTATCGTGGCCCCTTGGTTAGTAGGAGAAGATTACAAACGTATTCCTAAACTGTCGGCCAAATACATGTTTGGACATTTTGAGTTACCGCATTTTTATATGAATGCCATGGTTGCTATGCCGGACCATGGAGAAGTTAAAAGAGAGGACTTTAATGGTATTGGGCATGTATTTACCGGACACTTTCATAAGCGTCAGACCTTCAAGAACATTACGTATATTGGCAACTGTTTTCCGCACAATTATGCAGACAACCACGATGATGAACGTGGAATGATGATATTAGACTGGGGGCAAGAACCTGCTTACTATGCTTGGCCTGAACAACCACGTTATCGTGTTTATAATCTAAGTGACGTGTTATTAAACACAGATTCTATGCTACAATTTGGCATGCATGTGCGTGTCAATTTGGACGTTGATATTAGTTACGAAGAAGCCACATTTATTAAAGAAACTTTTGTTAATACATATAATCTCAGAGAGCTTACACTAATACCACAAAAAATCGTAAGCGAAGATATAAGTTATGATATCACAGGTAATATCATGTTCGAAAGTGTTGATTCGATTGTAACTAATCAATTAACAAACATTGACAGCGATAAGTTTAATAAAACTCTTTTGCTGGACATATACAGGAATTTGTAATGAAAATATTAGTACTTGGTGGAGGCGGATTTATTGGTTCTCATATGATCAATAAATTAAAATCTCTTGGCCATTATGTATGTGGTGTTGATATTAAACAATCTAATTTTTTACCAAATATTGCAGATAATTTTATTATAGCAAATTTAACCGATAAAAGATCATTTAACAATATACCTCTTGATGACTATGATGAGATTTATCAATTTGCAGCAGACATGGGCGGAGCAGAGTACGTGTTTACTGGACAGTACGATGCAACGATATTGTCAACAAATGCACAAATAAACATCAATGTCTTAGATTACGCCGTTAAAAAGAAAATTAAAAAAATATTTTTTTCTAGTAGTGCATGCATCTATCCATCTTTTAATCAAACAGATCCATTGAATCCGAACTGTAAAGAATCAAGCGCATACCCTGCATTACCCGATAGCGAATACGGTTGGGAAAAGTTGTTTAGCGAACGTTTATATCAATCATATCAAAAAAACTTTGATATTCAGATTCGTATTGCAAGATATCATAATATATATGGTCCGTATAGTGACTGGACCGGCGGAAGAGAAAAAGCCCCAGCAGCATTATGTCGAAAAGTGTTAGTTGCAAATCACGGTGATTATATTGACATATTCGGAAGTGGTGACCAGACTAGAAGCTTTTTGTACATAGATGATTGTATTAAAGGATCATTATTATTAATGGAGTCTGATTATAGTTTGCCAATAAATATTGGGTCATCAGAACTGATTAGTATTAAAAATTTAGTTAATTTAATTTCAAATATTGAAAATAAAGAAATAAAAACTAAATCAATCACCGGTCCTACAGGCGTCAATGGACGGTGTAGTGATAATGCGTTAATTCAACAAATATTGCATTGGACTCCATCTATTTCATTAGAAGAAGGAATCAAAAAAACGTACAAGTGGATACAAAGTCAAATTGAGAAATAACTTTTTAATAGTTAATTTTCCGCAAGGTGCTGGTGGAAAATTTTTATCTAGCATATTAATGGCTAGCTCTAGTGTAGCTCATTATGATCCAAAAATAGAAAAAAATAAAACAGTTAAAAATTGTTTAGAATATATACAACGTAGTTTTACAAACAATAAACAAAAATGGATCTTGACAGAACCTAATCAAGTTGAGGCATGGAATTTGCACTTTATTAGCAGCAAGTACAACAGAGGTGATAATCTAAGCATTGCAGAATTTGATAATTTATGCTATAGTCACGGAACAGAGCATTTTAAGTTAATGATAGAGCAACATAAGAAAATCTTAATTCCGTGGCACAAAATATATATTCCAAAATTTTTTGAGTATGACTCAAAGATAACCATTCTTTTAGATTCAACCTCGGAATCTTGGTTTGATACTTCTTTGTGGACTAAACATTATACTATAGAAGAAAATAAGATAAAATTTAATATCCACGATCCTGCACTTAATCCTAAATTGCTATCTTATTTTAATAAATTCAATAATAATATGTATTCAACACAATCTGTTGAAGAATTTTATGATACTCATATACTGCAAAATCCAGATAAACAACTGTTCAATTCTATAGATAAATTTGTAGATCGGAAAAATAACTTGTTCATATACTTAAATGATTTATTATTAGGTCCACGTCTTGTATCATCAATCCATCAAATATGCAAAGAATTTAACTTAGCATTAATTAACGATGATTTTATTTTAACTGCACAAAATTATTGGAAAAATTTACATGGTCATTAACCATCAGGCTATGAAAATTTTAAAAGAGTTTTTTATATTTGATCAAGTATTTGATTTGATTGAGTTTGATGACGACATGCATAGTTTATATGCAAAATTAGAAAAATTAAAAAAGAATCAATACGAACCTAACTATCGATTCATATTTTTACACTATGACACAGAATATTATATCAGCGACAAGATACCAGGAGTTACATTAATAAATTTACAGCGAGTATTAACTACATTAGATATACCAAATTATTTTTGTCTTATACTTTCGCAACAAAATTTACAACCATACTTAGATTGGCTTCGTGATCATGAAACAAACGATACTTGTAGTATAACCTGCATCACTAATCAATTGCATAAGAACATACATCAATCAACCTACAACAAAGATTTATTGTTAAACAATGATATAATTACAAAAAAATATATTTCATTAAATCGTATTAAAAG